TGGATCCTTTGGTTACTGACAATATTAAGCGACTACAGAAATCGTGGAAAGATGGAGTTAAAAACATGACTGATGTTGTGTTCAAAGATTGCGCTAAGGTGGAGATGCGCCCAGAGGAGAAAAAAGATAAACCACGAGTATTCGCTAGCGCTCCGTTGCATTTTACACTTGAAATACGTAGTTTGTTCGGAAAGTTTGCAGCTGCTTTAGCAAAAACACGACATTCGCACGGAATGATGATTGGTGTAAATGCCCAAAGTACTGAATGGACAAGAGTTTATGAATATATCTCTGAACTCTCCAAAACATTTGATGGAGACTATCCGAGCTGGGATGGGGCTATGTTAAAAGTTGCGCAAGAATATGTCAACGTTGAACTAGCATCCACGTGTGACGAGTCTGAATATGCGCTGCATCTTCTATCATTTTTAAGCCAAACTCTCCATGTTGGAGATGATTTGAATTATGTGACTTCACGATCTGTTCCCAGTGGCCATGGATTAACATCAATATACAATAGTATTATAAATAAATGGTATATAGCATACGCCTGGTATATGCTAGTCGGGAAATTTTTGGAGGTAGAAGACTTACAGAAAGAATTTGAAGCAACCATACGATCAATTGTGTATGGGGATGATGTCGTTATATCAACTGCGGAAAAGTATGGTGACCGATTTAACGCGATGACATATACCACGGTGATGGACTCAATCGGTATTGGTTTTACTACATCTGCTAAACAAGCCCATACACGCGCATTCATTCCACTTTCAGAAATTGGATTTTTAAAAAGATCATTCCGATTTCATTCGATTTTTGGTACTGTTGTGGGTCCATTAGAGTTGCGGACTTTAGAACACATGTTCGGCTTTTTTGATGAAGACACTGATGCTACTGAAAAGTCTATAGCTGATGCAAAGATACTTAGTTTTCAAGTGGAAATTTATTTACACGGGTTAACAGTGTATCTTGATAAGTTGAATGCGTTAAAGGAGGCATATCATGCTACGTACGGATGTGATCCAGTTCTCTTTTCTGAAAAAGAGATCGAAAATATCATTCGAATTCCAGGATTAAAACCATCAAATATATCACGAAGCAAACATCTTATCAAAAACATTCAGTAGACGAAAAAG